CGTAAGAAAAAAGAAGTTACTGACGGTGTAGACGATACAGAAACTCCAGTTGATGACGGTTTAGGTGATGATGAGCAAACAGAAGCTCCTGCAGCACCAAAGTCTGTTAAGAAACTGAAAGTATTGCGTAAAGCATAAGCTTAATGAATCGCGACGACCTACATCGCTATCAAGTTTCAGCTTCCGAGTTTATCACTCGGAAGCTGAAATGTGCTTTGTTCATGGATATGGGTCTTGGTAAGACTGTATCCACACTAACAGCTATCAGCGACCTACTGGATGACTTCAAAGTCAATAAAGTCCTTATCGTTGGACCCTTACGAGTAGCCAATACTGTCTGGAAACAAGAGGTAGAGAAATGGGACCACCTAAAGCATTTGAGAATAAACATAGCTACAGGTTCACCACATGAGCGTGGAGCTGCAGTAATAGCTAGAAATATAGACATTACTGTTATCAATAGAGAAAATATACCATGGTTAGTAACTTATCTTAAGGCTAGGAAATGGCCATATGACATGGTCATCATAGACGAGTCAACCTCGTTTAAGAACTATGCATCAAAAAGATTCAAGTCATTACGAACAGTAATGGGTCAAGTGAAGTCGATGGTCCTGTTAACAGGAACACCTTCACCTAACAGCCTCATGGACCTATGGTCACAAATATACTTACTGGATTCAGGTCAACGCTTGGGTCAGAATATCAGCGCGTACAGACGCAGGTTTTTTAGACAAGATAGCTTTAATCAGTTTGCGTATAAACCTATTGAGGGTGCAGACGAAACTATCCGTACAAAGCTTTCAGATATATGTTTAACGATGAAAGCAGAAGACTACCTGGAATTACCTGAGAAAGTTGAGGTCAATCAATATATCCCTATGCCTACAGAAGCGAAAGCTATGTACAAAGCATTCACTAATGACTTCCTGTACACATTAACAAACGGTAAAGAAATATCAATACCAACCGCGGCAGGATTAGTCAATAAACTATTGCAAATATGTAATGGTGCTATTTATGATGAGAATGGACAGACACACGACATCCATGACGATAAGATTAATGCATTAAAAGAACTTATAGAAGAAAATCCTAACGATAACTTCCTTGTTGCCTATAACTTCAAATCAGACCTTGTACGTCTGAAAGCAACATTCCCACAAGCGACCGTTATGGATAGGTCTGGAGCGGCGATAACCGAATGGAATAAGGGTAATATCCGAATCCTTCTTGCGCATCCAGCGAGCGCAGGTCATGGTCTAAACCTACAAGCAGGCGGGTCATGTGTTATCTGGTTTGGACTTAACTGGTCACTAGAGTTGTATCAACAGTTTAATGCTCGTCTACATCGTCAAGGGCAGACTAAGCCTGTACGCATTATCCATCTAGTTATGAAAGGTGGTATTGATGAGAAGATACTTAAAGCATTGACAAGTAAGGCAGAAACACAAGACAACTTACTCAACTTCTTAAAACTATCCTTCATGGAAGAAGGTTTAATTTCCAGGGTTGACTTGTCAGGACTCAAGGGAGCTAGTTCTAGATTCCAAGAGGACTTGGAGGATGAGGATGACTTGTAATGTTGAAGAACAGATTCGAGAGTTAGAAACAAATATGGGTGTCGAGATAAATACTCGACTATCTCGTATGAGACACCCCAACTATTATACAAAAATAAGAAAAAAAAGCTTTCATAAAAATACACTATCGACAGCAGAAAAACAATGTATAGCAGCTAGAGAAGCTGCTATACATGAGATAAAAGAGAAGTATAAACATCTGATTATAGACTTATTCATCGATAGTATCTAATTAAATATCCTCTAGATACTCACCTTTGGTTCCAATCATTCTTGTAACATCATCTTGGTTCACAGTTCGCTTTGACCATATCTTCTTGTAGATTCCGTCTAACTTCATTTGGTCTTTCATTAGATTATAACCTAGTTCTTTAAGAATATAGTTGCGTTGCTTATAAGTCACATGTACATCTGGATACTCTAGCATCAAGTCTTTGAATAAGTCTGATGCAGACACAACCATACTGTTGTAGTTATGTCCACCTCTCTTGAGCAATTCTTTAACTTCATTTAGACCTTCAATAGAATCGTCTTCTGTAGAAATCATCATGTCCTTAAACTCACTAGCAGGAGCCTGTTTAGTATTCAAGAACTCCTTAGTTATAGGATATTCTAGGAAGTACTTACGAATCTCGTCAGAGTATTGAGCCGTCATGTCGAAAAGCTTAGGGAAGTAGTCTCTATGTGGCATTCCTACAATAGCATCTATCTCATTTAATGACTCTAATTCGCAGAAGATCACCATGAAACGGCGGTCATCTTTTTGTAAAGGAATTGCATCCCTACGGTTCGTAAAGGATAAGTAGTTAGTAGTGTTATACGTCGTATACGCCCTAATGTTCTTTTCATTTACTTGTATTGTGCGGTCTGTAATAAGGGGCTTAACAGCATTCAAACACTCATACCTGTTGTGTCCTTTGACATGCAATTCCTCAAGTATGTTCAGACATACACCTGTCGCCCAACCATTGAACGATGATGTAACCTGCGTAGGTGATACAGTACCGACATTCTTGTCACCTAAGCACTGGCGCATGACTTCACCAATATAAGATTTGCCCATACCTTGGATTGACTGAACAAGAATAGACCAACCTATTTGCTTACCAGGAAATTGCACATTGTGTGCCAACCATTGGATAAATATATGTGCTATTTCATCACTACCGCATATCATACGGATATGATTCTCCATCATAGTAATAGTCTCTAAACCTTTTTCAGTATACTCCAATGCCTCAACCGGTATAGTTCTAGGGTTGAAACTATTGAGCAATAGTGTACCATCAATCTCACATATTAAATCTGAGAATGTAGGTAAGTATGCTATAGCATCTATTTTCTTAATGAAGCCATTATCACTCACATACTTAGTTGCAGATATTTTTGAGCCAGCTTGGTTACACGGCACATAAATACCATTCTGCAAGTTAAATGATTCAGACTTATGCATCTGGAGATTGTCTAAATCCATATAGCAGTTATGACTATTGATGTATATCCATCTCTTACACCATTCAGGTTGTTCCATATCCTCTACAAATTGACCTGTGACAATGTCATGCTTTTGCACAAGACTTCGTATCGCAGCAACAGACATGCGCACACCGGTTATCTCTTTAAGACGACTCTGTATAGCCTTAACTAACTTTTCTCTATTAATCTTGTCGAAGTCTTCTTTACGAATAGCTGATACAATATCGAACTGGATAACTTTCTCATCAGCATACTTTATGCGTTCAATATAATTATTGACTTTGTCATGCTCTTCATAGAACATGACTTCCTTAACCATATAGTTGACAGTACCTAATGTGATTCCGCCACCGACATTAAATCCTTTCCATTTAGATTCACAAAGACCTTCTTCATATTTATCACTTTGCTTAGACCATTCATCCCATAGCTCAAAACCCTCGATAGGATCCCAACTATGTAAGGACATACCTATATCCACCCATGTATCATGATCCACGCTCGGATCGAGCTTGTATAACATCTGCTCAACTTTCTTAACAGACCAATTGGAGTATTTACCTCCACCGATAAGTCCTTCAAAATCACCTAAATCATTTTTAGGAGCAGAAACTTCATAAGCAAGTAATTTGATTAAAGACTTAGGTACATCATACTCTAACATCTCTTCTAATGGATCATAGAAAGTGTATGATTCTGTACCATATTCTTTTATAATACTACCAGGAATAACACAGTATTGCCCGTATGACAGAAAGTCAATACCTGGATACTCTTTTACATTCTTCTTAAGACTAACTTCTTCATTGATATGTTTTAGCTTAAGATAGTAATGGTGACCACCAGAAGGTGTAACAACACAGGGTTCAAAGGCGAACTCTTTGTCAAATCTGTGTATGTAGTAGAGTAGCTTTTCTAAACTAGCCTCACCGCCTTTTTTAGGATCAATATCAACTACTAAGTAATTAGCATCTATTGCCCATGCAAGGTTGCCTTTATGATTATAAATAGAATCTTTACTAAACTTCTTTGTTACCCAATCCGTGGCCTCTTTCACAGGTTTTTTACTATTTTTCCTTAAAGGGAATAGTTTCTTATTACCTTGAGTATATAACTCAATGATATGTCTATTTATCATGTCGAAAATCCTGGGATTTAATTTGATGAATCTTTAATATATTTGGACACTTTCTTTAAAGTATCTATAGTATAATTTTCTTCTTCACCACGAGCTAATTTCTTTAGCGTAGGATATGATAAATCAATTTTTTTCGATATGACATACAAACGTTTGTCTTTTAATCCTTTAATTATCTCTTCACGAGACAAAATACTTTCTTCCACTTGTTACCTCATACTGGTGATACTTATCGTATTTTTATAGTACACAGAGTTTTGGTAAATGTAAAATATATTTTAGTATACGAAAAAAGTATTTTACAAACCAAAAAAGATATGGTAGTATGACTTTGTCGATGAGACATAACAACCAGGAGATAATAATGAGTATCGAAGATAAAATTGACGGACTTACTAAAGCTTTTACCGATTTGACAAAAGCTATCATAAATCTAACAGGTGTTGTAGAGTCATCTATGACAGAAGAAACTATTGATGACGCACCTGTACAACAAGTGTCAAAGTCAACACCGGTTAAAACTGCAGCTCCAACACTTGCACCAAAAGTTGTTGCTAAACCTGTTCCAGTAGTTGCAGCTGAAGAAGATGACTTCTTAGGTGAAGATGAAGTGGAACAAGCAACTGTAGCATCAGTCAAAGACCTTGCTAAAAGTAAAATGGCAGCAGGTGTTGATCGTGCAAAAATTAAAGAACTTATCACAGGTTTAGGTGGAGAGTCTGTAAGTGATTTAAGTGATACAGCACTTAACAAACTTACTGCTGAACTTAATAAACTATAAGGAATAAGGTGTTATGGAAGTTCGTTCATTTACAACTTTTGCCGAATTGTTAGCTAATGTTAAAGAGACTGTTGAAGGAAGAACTCAGGAAAAAATAAACGCTGAGAATTCAGACTTTCTTAAACACGCCCCGGTAGAAGTAATTGCTGATATTTACAGAGATACTTTAGCTGAACTCAATAAATTAGCTACATCAATTCTTGAAAAAGGTGCTAAGTTAAATCTTGATTTTGACGAAAAAACCTATCAATTTGATGTAAAAATCACTAAAATTATTTAGTATCAAGTCTTACCGGCGGACTATAAATGCCGGTAAATTTTTATAGGAGAATAAAATGAAGTTTGTCAATCCTGAAGTTTTCATGATAGCTAGTACTCAAATAAATGATTTAGAATTACAGTCATTCTTAAATCGTTTAGGTGTACCTGGATGGAATACTAATGCTGCATCAGATGCAGAGAAGTTAATGGAAGTAGCAGGAAAGACTTGCTACATGAGTTTTCATCCAGACTTAAACAGGAATCTAACCAGGGTTCGACATAAGCAGAATAAAGAATATATTCAGGATGGTCTGATTAAGGTAGGTCATGAGAGCGTATTGGAACATGCATCAGTAACCTTCGCTATTCATGGAGTAAGCCGTATCTTTACACACGAATTAGTACGTCATAGAGCAGGCTGTGCATATAGTCAACAGTCAGGTCGTTATGTACGTGTTGATGAGATTGAAGCATATCGTCCTGAATGCTTAACGGACGAGGAAAATGTGCTATTGGCAGATTCATTAAAAGCTATTGAAATACTTTATAATAATCTTGAGTCTAAAGTATTTGAAAGAGTAGGAGATGATTTTAATACTAAGAAACAAGTTACATCAGCCATACGTCGTATCCTACCTAATGGTCAGGTCAATACAATCATCTTTACAGCTAACCATAGAGCATTGCGCCATATTCTTAAAATGCGTTTATCTATACATGCTGAAGAAGAGATTAGATATGTGTTCAAACTGATTTTAACACAATTGCAGATAAACTTTCCATCAATTTATGAAGATATTGAGGCAGAATAATGACTAAACTTCACGCCAAACTCTCTGCATCCGGTTCGGCTAAGTGGCTTAATTGTCCAGGTTCTGTTAATGCTGAATCAGTGTATCCAAAGTCATCATCGAGTTACGCGGATGAAGGTACATTAGCACATGAAATAGCAGACCTGTGCCTAAAGAATAGAAAAGATGCGGTATTCTATCTTGGTAAAACACTTAAAGAACTAAATATCAAAATAAGTTCTATTAAACAAGAACATAAAATTGACGATGAGATGGTGCAAAATGTACAAGAATATGTTGATTATGTATTATCTTTTGAAACTACGGATTCTATTCTTTTCACAGAAGAAAAAGTAGACTTTTCAAATGTGGTACCAGAAGGCTTTGGCACATGCGATTCGGCTATCCTGGTACCACATAAAAGAAGATTACATATCTTTGACTTGAAATACGGAAAAGGTGTTCCAGTTGATGCATTTGAAAATACTCAAGGTCAAATGTATGCGATAGGATTTTATAATCAGATAGGCTTTTTAGATGACTTTGATGATATTTCTATTCATATTTGTCAACCAAGGATTAACAACTTTTCCGAATGGGAAATATCTGTCAAAGACCTTATTAAGTTTAGTAAATGGGTTGCTGAAAGAGCTGAATTAGCATTAACTCCAAACGCACCAAGAGTACCTGGTGAAAAGCAATGTCAGTGGTGTTTAGCTAAAGGTGATTGCAAAGCATTACTGCGTTTCACTGAAGACATTATAGGTCAACAGTTTGACAACCTTGATGAGGTAGAAAACCAATCATTAACCAATGATAATAAGAAAACTATACTAGATAACAAAGACTTAATTATAGACTTTCTTAGTTCGGTTGAGAAATCTGTTTATGAAGAACTGTTAAAAGGTACAGAGTTCAAAGGATATAAGTTAGTAGAAGGTCGATCAAATAGAGCTTTTGCTGAAAAACTTACTTATGAATGTAATATAATTAGTTATGATGAAAAATATCATTATTTAACTATTAAAGATGATAAATTCAAAGATAAAGAATTAAAGTTTGAAAGTGCAAACGTGTTAATAGAACTTAATGAAGGAATATTTACTCTAACTACTTCAGCAGAACAACTAATGCTTGCTGTATTGGAGGAAGAAGCTTATAGTAAAAAGCTTATAGGTATAGGTGATGCTGAAAAGAAATTAGGTAAGAAAGTGATGGAAGAAATTACCATAAAGCCTGCTGGCAAGTTAACTATGGTTAAAGAATCTGATAATCGTAAAGCAGTTAGTGTAACAAAAACAGAAGATTTATTTGATACGTTGAACTAATTTATAGTTTACAAAGACTAAAATGTATTTTATAATAATCTTACTACTTCAATGTAGTTGGGAGTGACGAAATAAAGGTGCTTATTGTGTTTTTGGTTGGGTACTTTTACACAAAAGAATAAGTTAAAAGGTGAGACAGAATGAATCTTCCATTAAGCATCACCTGCCTTTATCATCTATGTGTGGCGACATAGGTCTGATGAGTTTGCCAATATAATCATAGAAGGATAAAATAAAATGGCTACAGAATCTAAAAAAGTTGTACTAAAAAATGTTCGCTTGTCTTTTCCATCATTGTTTGAGAAATCAGTCTTTGAAGGTAAAGAAGGAAAATACGAAGCAACTTTCCTAATCCCTAAAAGTGATAAGAACACTTACGCAGCATTATCACAAGCTATCGAAGAAGCTATTAAAGAATCTAAACTTAAAGTAGCATCTGATAAACGTTGCTTAAAAGACGGTGATGATTCAGAGTATGATGGCTATCCTGGACATTGGGCGTTCAAAGCTGCTAATTCTAAACGTCCAACAGTAATTGACAGGGATAAAACTCCAATTACAGAAAAAGACGAAAAGATTTATGCAGGTTGCTATGTCAATGCTATTGTTGACATTTGGATCCAGAACAACCAATATGGCAAGCGTGCAAATGCTAATCTTTATGGAGTTCAGTTTGTAGCAGACGGTGAGCCGTTCGGCATGGGACCAATTGACGTTACTGATGACTTTGAAGACCTTGGTGATGATACAGAAGAGTTGTAAAAGATAACTCAAAAGGTGGGTAGCGTATAGTTACCCACCTAATTTTCTCTGATGTAGGTTTTCAATGGATAATTTTGTCGTATTAGATTGTGAAGTCTATCCGAATTACTTTCTTATATGCTTTAAAAACTTGACAACTGGAAAAGTGTTAAGTTTCAGCATAAAAGGAGAACATAATAAGTTTGATGATGAAACTATTCGTCGTATTCGTATTGTCCTAAGAGACAGGTTTACATTCGGTTTTAATAGTGTGAACTATGATATGCCTATTATCATGTATGCGTTGTCTGGTAAAACTTCAGAACAAATCTTTAATTTATCTGAAGAAATCATTTCTAATAATATGTATGGTTGGCAAACTCTACAGAAATATGGTATAAAAATCCCACAATATATCAAACATCTTGATATTCAAGAGCCTTCTCCAGGTGTAAAAGTTAGCCTAAAGCTTTATGGTGGTCGTATGCATTCTAAAAGATTGCAAGACTTACCATTTGAAGTAGGTACATTACTTACCCAAGAGCAAATGGAAGAAGTTGAGACATATTGTATCAACGACCTGGATACAACTATCGACCTTTTTAATACAATCAAAGAACGTATCCAGCTACGTTTAGATATGTCTGAAAAGTATGGTCCAAAAGTCTTGTCTAAATCTGATGCACAGATTGCTGAGATAGTAATTAAGCAAGAGTTAGGTGAGATTAATGAAATTCTAGGACAGTCCAGAGCGCCTCAGATTAGCAAAGGAATAAAATATAGTTATAACATACCTGATTATATTTCCTTTAACTCACCACAAATCCTGCATGCTCTGGACATAATCAGGTACCATAAGTTCGGACTTGACGACAAAGGTTCTATCAAGTTACCAAAAGAAATAAAAGACTTAAAAATTAAACTAGGCAAATCAGTCTATCAATTAGGTATTGGTGGCATACATTCTAATGAAAAGAAACAGCGTGTAGAAGCTGATAAAAACCATTTATTGATAGACAGAGATGTAGAGGCATATTATCCAAGAATTATTCTTAATCTTGGTTTATATCCGAAGCACCTAGGACCTTCTTTCCTTAAAGTTTATAAGAATATTGTGGACACTCGCGTTAAAGCTAAGAAGGAAGGCAACAAAGTATTAAATGAATCATTGAAAATTGTTATCAATGGTTCATTTGGTAAATTAGGTAGCAAATGGTCAGCACTATATGCACCCGATTTAATGATCCAAGTGACATTAACAGGACAACTTGCCTTGCTAATGCTCATTGAGTCTATAGAAGAAATAGGATGTAGTGTTGTCTCTGCAAATACAGACGGATTTGTTACCAAGATTCCTAAACATTTGTACGAGCAATATGATACTGTATGTTTCGATTGGGAACTAAAAACCGGTTTTACATTAGAATCTACATCCTATAAAGCGTTATATTCCAGGGATGTGAATAACTATCTAGCAATAACAGATAAGGGAACTAAAGGAAAAGGCATATTTACACTAAACGAACTAAGTAAGAATCCTGCTGCAAATATCTCCATGGTTGCAGTTATCGACTATCTAGAAAAAGGCATATCAATTACAGATACAATTCAAAATTGTAAAGATATCCGCCAATTTCTAGCTGTTCGTTCTGTAACAGGTGGAGCTGTATGGCGAGGTCAATACCTTGGCCGTGTTGTTAGATGGATATACTCCAAAAAAGGTGAGGCAATACTTTATAAAAAGAACGGTAATAAAGTTGCTAGGTCTGATGGGGCAATACCTATCATGGAGTTGTGTGATATACCAGATGACTTGAATTATGATTGGTATATCACTGAAGCTATGGATATTTTACAAGATATAGGATTAACAATTTAAGGAGAACTACAATGAATGCTATGTTAGAACTAGTTAAGAAAATGCATAACAAGTTTAGTATTAATGCAGAAAAGGTTACTTTTACCAGTGTAGAAAAAGAATTTCGTTTGAAATGTCTACAGGAAGAAATCGATGAGTACAAAGATGCTACATCTGCTCATGAACAACTGGACGCACTCGTAGACCTTGTTGTGTTTGCTTTTGGTACAGCAGAACGGCAAGGCTGGTTAGATGTATTTGAAGAAGCATTCAATCGTGTTATGGATGCAAACTTAACCAAAGAAGTGGGTCCTAATCTGAAACGTGATTCATTTGCTTTAGACCTTGTAAAACCGAAAGGATGGGTTGCTGCAGATTTAACAGACCTGGTTAAAGAATCAGGTCAAAATACTTTTGATTTAGTAGGTAATAATCATGACTAATATAGAAAAAGTTTTAGAAGAGCGTGGATCCAGGTACGGTAAGTTTGAGGACAATGCTCGTATTACTCAACAGCTCATGGAAGTATTGGCTTCTGGACCTAACTTTCATTTATTTGAGGATATGCATAAAGAGATTTACCATATGATTTGCCATAAAATGGCAAGGGCAGTATGTGGTGACCCTAATTATGATGATAATCCTAGAGACATAGCTGGGTATGCAACTGGCCTTACTCAATACCTGGAGAATAAAAATCATGTGCACCAGATTCAAATATAGATTAAATGAAGGTGAAATACAAGAAATAGAATTAAAAACGCCAATATACATTAAGGCAGCCGCCATTATTGCTTTACAAAGCGATAAAGAATTACCCATTTTAATAGAAATATGGGTTGATAGTCTTTTGCCAACTTACGGACCTTATTTCTATTATATATTTTATAATGAATATAGCAATATAACTATTAATCACGTGACCAAATACTTGGAGAATAAAAATGCTAAAAGTTAATGACATTAGAAATATATTTATAGACAAGTTTGCTAATGCAGATATTTGTGAAAATCAAACTGTTGAAATTATGAACGCATCATTTTTAGCAGATGAAGAAACTATATTTGGCAAATTGAGTCAAGAATATATTCAAAAAGAGTTTGATTGGTATTTATCTGAGAGCTTAAATGTCAATGATATAGCGCCACCTATTCCGCAAATATGGTTAGATATTGCTGCACCAGATGGTAGCATTAATTCTAATTATGGTTGGTGTGTATTCTCAGAACAAAATCATGATCAGTATTGTGCTGCTATAACATCATTGAAAAATGATAAATATACAAGACAAGCTTGCATGATTTATATCCGTCCTACTATGCATATAGATTCTGTTAAAGATGGTATGAAAGACTTCATGTGCACATATTCTGCACAACTTTTAATACGCCAAAATAAATTGTATTATTTAGTGTACATGCGTTCAAATGATGCTATATTTGGATATAAGAACGACAGATATTGGCACAATTTAGTCTTCGATATATGTGTAAAAGAATTACAAAATAGTTATCCTGAATTAGAAAGAGGTGATTTACTTTGGAATGCCGCGTCTTTACATGTATACCCAAGGCATTTTAAGTTTTTAGAGAAATCAAAATGAAATCGATTATAACGAATCCGTTCACACCAATACCAAAATCAATGAAATCTCATGTTAGAGGTTGGTCATTAATATGGGCACAAAGACTTGATGCAGACATATCAGAAAAGCATTCAGATATGTCTGATTATGATAAAGTGTATATAGACCATGGTGTTAACTTCTCAGGTTCGTTAAATCTATTTGGTGGCTTAACTGATGATGTGATAGATAGAATAAATAATGTTGAGGATGCTTGGTATAGGAATACTACATCAATAATATTTTTAGATATAGGTTCTTTAGAATGCAATTATGAAGAACAAATGCTTAAAAGAATAGGTCAAAATACAAGTTCTTCTAGATTAACTAAAGATTACATATCTCGTATAGAACAAATGTTTGACAATGCTAAAACATTAACTATGCATAATATACAATTACCTAAAGCTATAATTGGTGATAGCCATTGTGCAGCATTTTCTATACCTGAACAAAAAGTGTTACGTCAAAATGGTAAGACTTTATGGTCAGTTTTATCAAATGAAAGATTAAAGACTTATATTGAAAGGTCAATGAGAGGTAAACTATATAATGTAAACGAAATAGATATTTGTTTAGGTTCTGTGGATATTCGCCACCATGCTATTCGTTGCCATTTAGATGCTAAAACATTTGCACAGATATATGCAGAACAAATTAAAGAAGCACAAGACTATTTTGAAACAGCAATCAATCCTTGTGCTCCTGTACCAATTGAATATGAAGAACGAAAAATCCCAAAAACAGGACAATACGATGGAAAAAACTTTTCAGGTACTAGACAGCAAAGACTGGATTTTACAAAACATTTTATTGATACACTTGACAGTTATTGTTGCGACTTTGACGTTATCATACCTCCTGAACACTGGTATACCATGGACGGAAGGGATTATGCTGAACAAATAATGGAGCTAAGTAGTTCTGTTCATATAGCACCTTTACATTATAGGTCAATATCAAAATGGTAAGTATATATCACGTTCCTGTATCTGATATTAATAAAGACATTCCTAAAAATATGTCTTTAGGTAGAGCAAAAGAAATGTATTTGGATGAATATGGTTCATTCAAATCTTTATTGCCTTTCCCTGCATTCTACAGATGCAAGGATAGACCTAGTGTGTTTATTTTAGACTTTGCTAAAGGACCATGTGGACTAAAAGCATATGGGGCAGAAAAATTAATAGCTAATTTAGAACATGATACAGTTGCTTATGCTGCGCCAAGAGTTGGGCACGCCCCTGAAGCTATTGCTTATTTGTGTGAAAAGTACAATAAAAGAGGTGTGTTCTTTGCTGCAGCATCTCAAGAGATAACCCCACACCAAGCAGTTGTCTTGGGCTATAAAGGTTGTGAATTACGTTTTGTTCGTATACCTGCAATGCCTACTATGAATTGTTGGATTAAAAGATGGGCAGCAGAATATGGAGCAATAGCTTTACCTTTCGGCCTATCTGGTGTTAAAGAGGTAACTGCAGCTTTAGTGGCTATGTGTGAAGAGCACATTATCCTTAACGGTGAGCCACCTGAGTTTTATTGCGCTGTAAGCACAGGTACAATGATTAGAGCTTTGCAGATAGGTTGGCCTAATGCTTTAGCTTATGGTGTTGCTGTTGCTAGAAATATGAAAGCAGGTGAAATAGGTGAGGCTAGAGTTCATTCTTATCATAAAAGCTTTTATAAAAAAGCAGATAAGATGCCTTACTTTGAGACAACCGGGTCATATGATGCTAAAGCTTATGACCACTTCTTAAATAATGCTAGGCCCGGTTCTGTCTTTATTAATGTTGGAAGTGATAAACAGATAGAAAAACGTTTAGAATTTGTACCAGGTTGGCAAAATATAAACGCTAAAAGAGAATGGGGCGATATGGAGGCCTTTAGTTATGCTTAATACAACAAAATACTATGATGAGTTTTTACGCTATTTCGAAATGGCTAAATGGCAACATGAAAATTGCAATTTAGGAACTATTCCATATGACCAAACCCCATACGATGATGACCTGATAAAGAATGTTTTCTTATATGATGTGGTCGCCCGTAAGTACGCAGGTTTTAGTCAGATTTTATTGGATATGTGGTATAATACCGATAACCACCCATATAGTCACAAATTAACCCAGGCGCGTCTAAACATAGTTCAATCATTCGATACAGACCTATGGAGTTTAGAGGAATGGTTATATGTCTTTTTTATTCACAGACTTACCGGCTCAGGTATTAATTACGCCCTATCACCTTCCGGTTATCACAACTCCATATTGCTAAAATTCGATCAATGTGATAATATAGATGATATGATTGTTGCATATAAAATATATGAAGGACCTAAGTTCACAAGTTACGGTTACCAAATAGCTCCTTTTCCTAAACCTAAAGATGGATATGCTAAAGGTGGAGATTGGTTTATATGTGAAGTTTTACCTGATTTAGTGAAACGTTTTTGTGATTGGTTTTTGTTTGGAGGTAATCATAAAAAGACTTTTAGGGAAATGATGGATTGGCTAAAAGCTTACAATCAAGAAAAAGGTTTTAGAGTATTCTATTTCCAGTATGCAGCAGTTTTAGCTGATATTGCAGACTTTTTTCCTCAATGTGTGATAACAGAGTCACACTTCTTTTATGGCAAAAACGCTATGGAGTGTTTGAACTATATGGCTGAAAGGCCACGTAGTCAAAAGCCTTTAGATTTTTATGATGCATTAACAGATAAAATCTTAAAAGATACAGATGCTGTCCCATATAATTCTGAGGACGTAGCTTGTGATTGTATTCGTTGGATTGAAAACTACATCAACACTAAGCAAGACTATTCACATTTAGATTTAGATAGTGTATGGTCAAGTCATCAGATTGAAGACCACCCATTCGGTAGACAAAAACCAATGTTAGAATTAGGTTTAGTTGATAGCTTTAATGGTAAAGGCCATCCTTCTGATGATAAGATTATTAAAGAAGCAGGATTAACAGTTCAGGAGTATAAAAATGCAGTGTATGCAGAGAGAATCTAAAGAACAGTATTTCCTAAAAATAGCCAGACTAGTTGCAACAAGAGCAACTTGTCCTAGAAGAGCTGTTGGTTGCGTGGTTACAAATGAATATGGCCATATATTAGCAACAGGTTACAACGGTGTTCCAAGAGGATATGACCATTGTAATGAGCAAAATCCATGTGGTGGTCAGAACGCATCATCCGGTGAAAGTCTGAATTGTTGTATGGCTACACATGCTGAACAGAATGCATTGCTTCAGTGTTCGAATACGATGCTTATTCACACAATTTATATCACCACATCTCCTTGTGATACTTGTTGTAAACTTATTGCTAACACGTCTTGTAAAAAAGTTGTGTTTCATGATTTATATCCACATTCAACAGGTCTGGATATGTTGAAATATTTAGGAATAGAGGTGGTGCATGAGAGAATCGTTGATTGAAAATGAGGTATGCAAGAAAGCCAAAACCTTAGGATGGTTGACTTATAAGTTCGGGTCAGTTACGACTAGGGGGTTACCTGATCGCGTATTCTTGCGTTATGGTTATTTGTTCTTTGTTGAGTTTAAGGCAAGAGGCAAAGAGCCTAGACTTTTTCAACAGAGAATCATTAAACTATTGATAAAGCATGGTTTTGACGTTTACGTTATCGATTCAATAGAACAAGGTTTTGAAATTTTGCAAAGATACGAAAATAGTTGTGTACAATAAGAATTGACAATGATATATTCATTATACCAACCAAATGAGGATATTATGAAGATTACACCAATCACACCAACATGGCGTATTGATAAAGATAAAAAGAAAAATCCAGGTGATATAAGATTAGCACCTAAAACTTTAACAGAAAAGCAAGAGCTAAATCGTCTCGGCTTTTATACTAAGAAAGGAGCTGTGAAATGAAACAAACAAAAGAAGAGATGGCAAAAGATTTAATGATATTCGGATTAATCATAATTCCAATTCTTATTGTAGGTTATATCGATGGTCAAGATGCTAAAATGTGTCATGAACAAAAATCAATATCTGTTCATGATTGTCTTAAAATGCACGCACTAGATTAATTATGATAAATTGGCCTAGTTTTTCTGTAGGTTGTGTGTCTGGTCTTCTTTTAGGAGTTGCCAGTACATCAGGAGTTGTTTATATATTCACAACTCCTCCATCACAATATATTTGGAATGCTAAAAAGGAAGGTAAAATAAATGATTCACTACTTCAGCATGAAAAAGATAAGTTTGAGGCGTTACGTTAGAGTGACATATATTAGAAATGAATGCTATTTAGAAACTTCTAATAATGCCGATTTTAAGAAAACATTATTAGAAAGAATCTTTGGTAGAAAAGTTTATCCAATGGAGCAATTATGAAAACATTATGTCCTGTAAAGAAATGCAATAAATTATTTATCAATAAAGAAAGTTGTGATAAACATATTCAAAAAGAACATCCTGAAATTGAAGTTTCTTATACAGAAGCTATCGAAGTTAATGAAGATTCTTTTTATAGACCTACTAATGAAGGAGAAAATCATGATTAATATTGAATGTGAAAACGGAAGAACTAATTCTGTAAAAATTACAACACCTAACGGTATAGAATTAGAATATATAGCAAAAGCAGTAGTAATTTTTGAACCTAATTCTTTAGTACAAGCTCAACTTACTATAGAAACACAAGTATTCAAAACTAAAGTTTTAGATAATGGTTGTGAAATAGCAAATTTCAAAGCTCTTAATAAAGATTTAGAAGAAATAGGCTATAAGATAGTTCCTATTTTTTAGAGCTCACTTTCTCAATACTTCTCATACCTGCATAACCTAAGTAACCAGTGGTAAATGTCCACCACATTGCTTCAGGTATTGCACCAAAGCCTTTAGCTACGTTGGCATAAAATTGATCCATTACTCCTGGATTTTTTATGCCAACCAGTGGTGCAATAACAATAAGGATGAGAAGTATTAAATAGAATAAATATAAGAATGATGGTCTAGCTCTAGATGTCCATGGATCACTACTGTTAGCTTCAGCTATAATAGCAGACATTGAAGCTTGCATTTGCTCCAGGTCAGCTTGTCTTTCACTCTTAAATAATTCTAGTTTGGCCTTCTCTCTTTCAGTAGGGTCAGGAATAATCCGGTCAAGTAACTTAGAAATAGGGTCTATGAGTAAGGTCCACATAATACTATACCTCTTTTAGTTCAAAATGTACCAGGTCGTTAAATTTCTGGTCTGAATAATCACCATCAGAATCCCAGTCGCCACCCCATCTGATAGGAACACCTTTTTTAGCAGCAATACCTTTTACAATAGCTGCTAGTTCGTAGAACTTAACACGATCAATCCACTCCTTACCCCAATCTTTTGGAATAGGATATGGTGCAATATCAATAGCTCTTGATGGATTAAAGCTATGTTTGCTGTTTTCGTATGATACTTTGGTGGCACCGGTTTTGATATATTCTGCATGTTGTTCTTTTGTACGATGTCCTTGGATAACGCTGAAGTCATACAATTGAATAGCCTCCATCATAATGTTTATGAGCTTAGGATGGCAACTCTTCAATTTATCTAGTGATTTATATGAAAAACTCGGCATTACTTCATCTCCCTTTCTAAAAATCTATCAATCTTGGATTCTATACGATCTGCTTGGTTTTTTAACGAGTCCATATTAGCATCAACAGACTTTATAGCACCTTCTGTTGCGGTTAATCTTTGGACCATATTTATGTTATCTTTAATATAGTCTGTTTTCCACTCTTCTAATTTAACTATTCTAGAAGTATGGCTATCAATTTGGTAGTCTACATTGCTAACCCACCAGATAAAGCCTGTAAATTGGGCAATCAGTAAAACTATTAATGATATATTGATATGTTTATCAATCACCCACTTATTCTCTCTACGTTCTGTCATATTATTACCTTGGTCTACTTGTACAAACTTTTAATGTCCCGTTTTCTGTAAATCCGCCACCATCTCCCAAATTGGCAATCCAGTTGGCTTTATCTCCACTCATATATATAGGGGGAGTTGCTCCCAATGGTGTTTCACCGTTAAATCCTAAGTCTTCAGCAGTTCCGTCTGCTTTGATGAATAAACGTCGTGTAGTAGAGTTGGTAATGTTTATAAATGATGGTTGCGTATCTGCATACCAGAACTCGGCAAGGCACATATCGCTTTCAGCAGCACCGAAGCCACCAACTCCGAATGCTGTGAAGTCGTTTAGCGTGAAACCTGCTCCGAACTTAGATATTGAAGTGCCAATCACATCATCAATAGCTATTACGCCACCTTGCCCAGCAAATATAGCACCGGCAGCACCATCATTCGCACCGTAAGACACAAGCACATGATGCCAGTTTGTGTCTAAAATGGTTGCCGTGCTATCCACATAAATGAGGTTGCTGCCCGGGCTTGATGCAAAACGCAAATCCAAGGAAACCAGTCCACTACCGTTTATAGTTAGGCGCAATGCCCCCGCTGCACCAAGCGCCCCCGAAGCACATATAACATCTTCTGTCACTATTTGATGACGCTTAACCCAGAAACTAAAGATACCGTATTGATTAGTTGACTGCGTAACCCCCGTCACACCGCTAGTTGATGACAGATATGTCGATCCATCAAAGTCAACAGCTCTTGGAAAAGTTGGCTCTCCTGTATACGGACTAAACATCAGACCCATCCATCTCTGTTATCACCTACCCAAATCCAGTAGTTAGTCCCTAATTTCTTAAGACGACCGCTTTCACCTGGTAGCAATGTTAAAGTCTTAGCTGTATACTCTACTCCTCCAGAATATACCACAACAGTTGCTGAAAAAGTAATAAGTAGATTAACTCCGGTAGCTCTGTTGAAAACAGGTATTTCAGAATCTAGTGGAAAGTTTACAGATGCTTCTGTAGGTACTGTCCAAGTTCTTTGAGTTGTTCCTGTTAGATATTGCTCAATACCTTCATCCGATAAAGCAAAAGTTTGGTCTGCACTTAAAGAAGTTGAAGCTCTTGAAATTCCTGCAACAGCTCCTTTAAGAGGTAGGTTGAATACTACATACTTATCGATTCCAGAATCGTACATGACAATTCCATTAAAGCCTGCAGGTATTCTTCCAGCACTAATATTTATATAAGCACCTGTGCCATCAAACCTACTTCCATCAACTAATCCTTTAGTTGAAGCCCCATCAACAGTTAGTGTAGGATTTGCACCACTGGTTGTGTGGAAATTAATACGAGCAGAAAATCCATCAGCAACAGTTCTATCAGGTGTAAAATCAACCGTATAAGCCGTTGAAGAACCTGCGGTTGTTGTGAACGGATAATCAGTACTTGTTGCCGCTGCTACCGCTGTTGCCGCACTTGCTAAAGCTTCTGCGGCTTTTGTGGTAGCTATTCCTGCTTGTGTTGTTGCAGTAGATGCACTAGTTGTTGCTGTACTTCCTGCAGTTACAGCATTTCCGGCCACTGTCGCAATATCTGCCGTGATATTGGGTATGGCTGTTCTCCAACCATAATCCAAAAACATAGCTTCTGTGTATGTAGTTCCATTTATTGTGACTGGAAAACTCATATTAAATTCCCTCCGATAACTTCTTCTAATACTCCATTAAAACTTAAAGCATTAAAATATGCGTAAGATAACGGGCTTAAATTTTGTAATGTTGCTGTGAATGATAGTCTGTGCATATTGATAGTGTCTTCAGGATCCAATATGAAAAACATTTGTTTATCAATACCTTGCACACGTTGTGCTTCGAGCGCTTTAGACAAAGCTTCGTCTTTTGGTAAATCATCAATAGTGAAAGCTAATGTTCTATATGGTTTTTTCACAGAGTAACTACGTTCACCACCAAATGATTTGTCAGAAGATGTATCTGTATTATATTGAACATTTAAACCATAAATAGGATTGATTGATGGTTGCCAACCGGGTGTAAAGAATACTCTGGATAATGAAAAATATCCTGCGGTATTTGTTTGATCATCGAAGTCATATCGACAATACTCTCCAATGATGGCCAAGTCGTCTAAGAAATCGATGATAGGGAAAGTTATTGACTTCCTATCTTCTTCAGTAGCTTTACCTGTCCAAAACGACGGGTGAGTCCAAGACAATGTGCCAAACGGATAAATTATTCCGTATATATCCACAGAACCACTATCATACAAAGTAGTTGTGTAATCACCAGTATTACATCTAACAGCATCGTTTAAAGCTACCGTTGTTCTTAACGTTGAATTATGAATATCGTTTCCTGAGGCAGTTGCTAAAGATATAGTTGAACTAGCTCCTGCTGCAATAGTCACAGTTGTATTGGATTTGTAAAGATAACCTTTTATGGTAAAGAAGTCACCTGCTGTTATAGTGATTGCACTAGAACCCGGAGCTTTAAATGATACAGAATTACCACCTATTGATCCAGAACCACCGACAACTGTAGAATTACTAAACTTAGGCTTGTCTGTAATTCGTAACCGTTTTTTACCATCCAGACTTGAGTTGGTGCTAGGTATTGCGGCCACAAGAATATCTCTTGGTTTACCTAAGTCAGTATCAAACCAGGTCGAGGTTGTTGTTGTATTAGCGGATTTGGCGGGCAACGATAAACGAGGATTTTTTAGGTTTTCAAGAGGTAATACCCAATTGCCCCCTGTCATAACAACATTGGCCATATCACTATCTACATAATTAGGGAAGCACATTATGCAATTTTTAACCACTTTATCCCCAGACAATATATGTTATAGAAGATTTTGCGAACTCGACCTCTTTACCCATTATAACTACATTTTTACCTTCTTGTAAATCAAATCTTTGGCTGTTGCTGATATTTATAACGTCTCCAATAGCTAAGGTAGATAAATCATAAGTTTTGAAGCTATAAAAGTTTCTTTCTTTTTGTCTAAGTGTTAACTGTCTTGCTAATTCTGTTTGTGCGTCAGTATTTGAATCGATTAGAGTATTCAAATTAAATACAGGGGCATTATAATGCTTAGTATCTATTTTTGAATTAACAACACTTTCAACAGTTAAATACTCTTTAGAATAAAAGTCTCTATCATCTTGAGATACAGAACCTGCAAAATCAGAATCATTCATAACTTTGTAGTTTCTATTATAGTTCAACTTTATCTGTTTTGGAGGGATACCTAAGCCATCATCTTTTGATGATATTGTAGAAAAGTCTATTGTAGAATAATCATCAAAAGATTTAGATGATGCAAACAATTCAGCTGATTTTAAGTATCCAACAAAGAACTTATTATCAGAGGTACAAGAAATAAAACCACCAATGTTTGAAAGTATATCATTACAAATAGCTAGGAATGTTGTTCCACTATTTACATATACCCCGTGGTTGTATGCAAGAAATGTATCTAGTGCAGTAAACGTAGAATTGATATAATCACCGGAAGTAAACCCTGCTTTTTCAATTATATTTTTAACTAATGAACCAGGTTTTAATACAGATTCTGTTGCATCAATTGTTACAGCACCTAAAGGAATAGAACCCAACCTTATTAAAGATTCACTCAAGCAAACAATATATTTACCCGAAGCTATTGTAGCAGCTTGCATAGCTGCAAGATTAGTTACAACCCCGGATGTGCCGACAGCTGTATCAATAGTCAAAGCAACTCCAGCATCTCTAACAGCATCAACAGAAGTTATCGCTAAAGTGTTCCCATCATTATCAAAGTTTATACCATAAATCAACTTACTACTATTCAATAGAGGTGCTTCTATATTTCTACATTTACCAAATATGAAAGGTTTTACAACACCTTTTAACGAGTCTATAGTTCCTTCTATACCTGTTGGGCCTGAGTTTGAACCGTCAAATAATGATTTTTGTGCATCTTTATTCAAATCGGCTAGTCTATCACTAATAGAAAAAGTCACTCTATTTAGAGATACTTCAGCAAATTTACATGTGCCAGAAAGTATTGTTGTGATATTGTTTGATGTGGTAACCTGTTTTATACGTAAACTTGCGGACTTAAAACCTAACTTTCTTACATAGTCATATTTGCCTGATAGATTATTCAGAACAATATCCCCAATGGTAATTTTTGACTCGCCGAAAGTACTAGCAACATCATACATATATTGAGCTATTGATCCAGCATCTATAATATCACCGAGATATTCTTTATTGTCAGATGAAACATATGTCTCTGTTCCAAAGTATAGAGTACGTTGGCTATCTATAAGCCAATCTGTGTATGTACCTGAACCAGTGATAGAGGTGACAGATATTCTCAAGCTAGTATTGTCTATTGATAATATAGTTCCACTCATATAATTGCTATCATCATATTTTATGATAGCTGTTTCGCCTTTAATAAAAGGTTGTGATTCTGTAAGAGTTATAGTTTTGACAGTGGTGCTAATAGCTAAAGAAGTAGTACTTTCGCCTTGCACATTCGTGTCTATTTCTACAAGAGTTATATTACTCATTTTCTTACAACAGCTCTAGTATTATCAGTTATTGCCTGCGTCTGTTTATCCGCTTTTTCAAGCATCGCATTAAAACCATATTGTAGGATATTATTGGTTGCTTTAGATTCTTTTTCCAACGCTTTGAGTCTTTGTTCAATGTTATCTCCATTCTGAATAGGGATAATTTTTCCACCTTTACTTGTTCTAAGAATCTCAGGACTTCTTTCACCAACCAAAGATACTTGACCAGCCTGCATTGTACCACCAGCATCAAAACCAGGTATGCCTAATTGTCTAGCAACTTGAATTAAATCACTATTGACGGTAGGATTGTTTCTTAAGAATGTTGCTTGTCTTCCTGCACCACCTACAGTACCGCGCGTGTAAGAATCTAATAAACCTAAGAATGTTGATTCTAAACCAGATGATTGGATAGAAGCTTTATTCTTAACATAAATGCTATTTGCAGTTTCAGGGAATTGACTTAATAACTGATCTTGTGTAAATCCAGGTATAGGTGTTGATGCATTCAATGCTTTAGCTTGGTCATACAAGGATGCATTTGTCAAAGTGGCAAAACCGTTCTTCAATATGTCTACTTGTTGTTTAGCACTATTAGCAATCTGTTGTTGAATAGATACTTGTCTATCTGCAACATCTTTTGCTTTATTTAATGCTTGTTCAACAGCATTAAAGTCTTGAACAAATCTATCACTAGATGCGTAATAGTCTTTGCTTAATGATAAGAATTGATTAGCTAAAGAATCTAATTGGCTAGCAGCTTCTGTATCACCTAATGCTGCTTTTGAAGCAGTGGTATTAAATAACGCACGAGCTTCTGCAAGCTTTTGTTCTTTAGATAATGGTGATAAACTACCAATTCTAAGATTAGAAATAGTTTTAGCCAAAGAATCACTTAACTTTTGGTAATCATCGACTAATTTTCCTGCAGCATTAGCTTCGTCTTGTAAAGAGGTCACTCGATCGTTAGCTAATTGATTTAATAGCTTTTCTTGTTCAACTTGATATTGTTTTGTGACAAAAGTTGTGTCAATACCTGAAGCATTGAAATCTTTAATCTTTGCTTTATAAATATCAGTAAGATTTGACAATCGGTTGATAGCTGGGTTAATAGATTCAATAAAACCTTTAACAGAATCTGAGAATACAGAAGTTTTCAATTTTTCAAGGTCGCTAGTTCTTTTAGATTCTAAAGCATTGACATCTTTTAATGTAAATCCGAGTCTATCCATTGTTTGCCTAGTTGTGTCATAGGCATCGTTGATAATTTTAATTGCAGTTTCAACAGCACCTAAAGCAGGTTTTGCCTCTTCAAGTGATTTTTGAAATCCTGTTATGAAAGTAATATCGGATAGAACTTGTTCCGCTGTACGACCCTCAGTCGATACTCTTTTTAATTGGTCGGCATATTGAGCACTTTCTTTTGCTGTCATGGCAAGACGTACTGCTAATTCACCCAAAGCTGAATCTGCAGATGCCTGGTTTTTAGGGTCAAAACGAACTGTTTTTGATTTGTCATCAATTGAATTTTTGAAATTGTGTGTTCCTATCGTAAAGAAACCACGACCATCATCAACACCACCTTGAACAACTTGGCCACCAACATTCAGTCCTGCTGCTACAAGAGACTTGGTAATTTCTCCTACTGATTTTCCTAAAGCTGAACCAGTAGACGTGTCTGTATGTTTGGAGAATAGTTGCAAGTCAGCATCACCACTACCACCTATAGTCGCAGCAAAATTACTAGCAGGATGAGGACGGCTACCACCAATAACACTCGATAGTAAGGCACCAACAGCTAATCCTGCAATAGGTAAAACTATTGAAGATAGACCTATTCCTGCTCCGGCTAATAATCCACCTGCAGCAGGTGCACCACCTAATCCTGCACTTAACGCTGTTGGTCCAATACCTGCTGAAAATAAGGACGGTAATGCTGATGCACCGAAAGCATTAATAGATGCACCAATACCAGTTGATCCTAATACGCTCACACCTGTTGAACCTACTTGATTTATTAAGCTACTTGCAGCATTTGCTTTTGATGGCGTACCAGTTATCGATGCTATCGTACTATTTAATCCTGATGCATTTAAGAAAGTTAACGTTGCTGTTTCAGCTGCTAATTTAAAGAATATATTCTTTATTTCGTCTGCAACTTCTTTAGCAGTATTAATCTCACCTTTAAGGCCTCTTTCAATACCACCTGAAATACTCGCTTGTATTTCTCTAGCAGCATTTTCAAAAGGTTTTGCTAATTCTTCTGCTGCAGCTTCATAAGCTTTAGCATATTCTTGTGCAGCATCATTTGCATCTTTTACTAATTGTTCTTGAGCTTCTTTTAATGCTTTAATTTCTTCTTTCTGTTTTACTAAATAAGCTTTATTGGTAACTAAGAGGTCAGCCATGCTTTGTTGTTTAGCGTTAAACCCACCAACAGATTTTGAAAGTTTTTCAAGTTCGTATTGGAAGTTGGATACTTCTTTTGCCCCTTCACTCATAGTGATTGTAAAGTTTTCTTGTTCCTGGTCTGAAAGCATCTCAGACAATTTTTTATTCAAATTGTCTTGTTCTTTTGCTGCGGCTTTAGCTTCTTTAGAAACTTTAGCAAGACCTGTACTACCAGAAGATTCACCTGCAAGCTTGTCTAATTGGTCTGTTGCTATTTTACTTCTGCCATACATTTCATCTAATTTATGATTGTATTGTTCAGCAAGTTTAATAGATAAATCTGTATTATCCCCTAGGCTTACAAAACCATATTGTAGAAGAGTTACACCTAAAGTCAATACATTTATAGCGTCAGTTAGTCTTTGCACACCTGCGGATAATAAATCTAATAAGCCTGTGTCTCCTACTGATTTTGCTAAGCTTAAGAATGCGTTTTCCATTCTAGCCATTTGAGCTGTGAATGTATCTCCTAAAGTTTTAGCTGAACCTTCATTTAATCTTAATGCATCCAGTAATGGTCCTTTAAGTAGGTCTGCTGTTAATTTACCATCTGAAATAAACTTTTTAAGTGATGCAGCACTTTCGTCTGTTGTAACACCAGCTTTACCCATAGCTTTTGCTATTTCATTAAAGGTACCAGGTAATTGGTCAGTTACTTGTCGTAAATCTTCTAGTGTGACCTGGCCTGAACCAAACGTCTGGGATAGTCCTAAGAATAAAGCATCTACTTGTTGCGTTTGTAAACCGAACGCACGTATGTTATCATTTGTAAGAGTTAGCAAAGCATCCATTTCTTTAAATGAAATAATACCAGCTTTCACAGAAGGTATAAGTCTTGTAAAACCATCAGCTAAAGATTTTAATTCTACACCTTGTTCATTTGCTTTTGCTGTCAAATAAGTCATAGCTTGAGCACCTGCTTCAGCGCTGCGAGCCATAGTAGTTATTCTAGCTTCAAGATTTTGCATAACAACAGCAGCGTCTAAAAATGCTTTAGCAGAAAAAGCTACAAGCAAATTTGTTACAGCTGTTTTAGCTAAAGATGCCGCACCATTTAACTTAGTAACTTCTTGAGCTGATTGTTTGATTGCTGTATTAGCTGAAGAACTAGCTTTGCCTGTATCTTCTAGGGATTTACTTAATCCTGCAGCAGAATTTTTTGCTTCTTGAGATTTTTTCTTAATTTCATCCAGGGTTTTAATGACTTTCTGTCCGCCGTCTTCAGCGGATTTAGAAGATATGACTATATTAATAGGGACTTCAGTAGTCATCGCTTTACTCTGGTTTATAATTCAAGTATTCAGTATCTAATACTTGGATAAAATCAACAAAATCTTCTAAGTCATAATAGCTAAGAAGATTTTGTTGATATGTAATTATTTCAGATATTGAAATAGCACCTTGACCTGAAAATCCTATTTGCCTAGTTCTATTTAATCTCCAAAAAGCGACCCATATAACTTCTAAATCAGAAAACAATATAGGTCTATCATCATAGAAGGTTGTTTTTTTGCCTTCGTTTATTCTATTTTCTAATTTTATTGCAACGTTCTGATATTTTAAATGCCATATCAGAACTTCTTTTAGTTTTTTTCCGCTTGCTCTTTAGTATCTTTTTTGAAAGTTTCTGTTTCACGAGCCATAAAAAGAATATCTGCTTTGAATCTTTTCATAGATGGTTTAGACAATAAAGCATAAGCATTATCAAAATTATAAGCAATGATATTACCCTCTTCATCTGTAATACCTTGCCAATCAACCAGGATAGCTTTGGCAAGTGCTTTTACATAAATATCTTCTTCAATATCAGGGTCAATTGATTTAGTACGTAATTGACCTTTATAAGGTTTAGAAAACTTTTCAATAGCTTCCAAATGGTTTTTGTTTCCAATTGCAGCTACTTTAACTTTAATTTCTTTGGTAATTTCTACCCAAGTACCTTCTTTTTCTAACTCTAGGTTAGTTTCATAAATATCGTAAATACTCATTTTAATCTCCGATTAGATTTTAGTGATGCCAATTGTGGCACCCAAGGCTGTGTTAATAGAAGCCATATATGTAAACTTCTGTAACACGTCCGTGTTAATACCGCTAGTAGAATTGTCACCATTAGAAGGTACTACTGTTGGGAAGTCAAATACATAAGCATTACCGGCAGCATCTTCTGCAACCAGTGCTAAAGAAGTTTGTGTGAAGTTCAAGTATTCTTGCAAGAATACGTTGTCTTCCAAATAACCTTCTAAAGTAATTTCTGCAGTTTGTGTACCCGAACCAATACCAACCATTGCAAGATTGTTGATAGCTGGCTGGTCACGAAGTTGAGGACTGATAGTGAATGAAAAGTTAGTAATATCCAAGGTACTTAATGCAGAACCTTTGAATACAGCCTTAACGTTGTCAACAGAGTTCATCGAACGTGTTACAGCTGCAGCATTAGGGCTTCCATCACCTTGTGTTGTGGTAGCTACTTTCATCTCTTTACCACGAAGACCGAAAGAACCGTTTACCAGTGAGTTAGGTGTAAATCCAAATTGGCATTGTCCTACACGCATACCTGTAAAGTATTTGAAAGTAGCAATATCATTTCTTTCAATTTCTAATAGAAAAGATTGGTCTGTGACTCCATTCTTAAGCAAAGTACCTTTAAGAGTTCTTGATGTACCTGCTGTTTCATTGATGAGTGCTTTACCTTCTACTGTAATTTCACCGGCACTTGCTTTTGCAATAACACGATAATAACCGTTATTGGCACCTGAACTTGCAACAAATCCTGATGCTTTGATAAATTGTCCTACTACAACATTTGTAAAACCGTTGCCAGAATCTGTGAACTTATTTCCTGATGCTACTGCAGCAATTCCTGTCCCTGTTACTGTAAAAGGTGTGGCAAACAAATTACGCAAAGAACCTTCAAAAAGCAAGTCCAAACCTGAACCGAAGTTCATTTCAACACCAATATCCCCTGAAGCACTAATACCGACACGATTGACATTTGAGATATTACCATCAGCACGAATGTTCTTTGACTGTTCGGTATTTGTCGATTGAGTCAATGATTCAGACGTGATATTAATATCAGTCATCTTATTAGAAGTACTAGGAGTTTCTGCCCATGTAGTTTCACGATAGATACGTGCTTGTGTGCTAGAGCCGTTAGACATTCTTTTTCTCCTTTCTGATTTGAGTAACTTCTGCTTCTGCCACAACAGTAGGAGTTTGTTCCTCAACTACTTCAATAGCAAAACCTCTTTTAATTAAAGAATCAGCTTCATCATTAGAATATTGTCCTCTATATCCGACAAAACAATTTCCTTTAGGTTTTGTAAACTCAACAATCTTCATGATAAACCTCTGTGATAATCATAATAAAATGGTATTGATAAATTGACTTGGTACCATCCTTCAGATTGCCCAATATCGTTTTTAGTAACCGCACTAAAAGTTTCCCCTGTGCTTAACTGGACCGCTTCCAGAACGCTAGATATTTGGTCAGATATAACATCTATGTTTAAGGTAGACGTCGCTCTGGGTACAAATACCTGAACAAAAACTATACCTCTAGACCTTACCTTAACATTAGCACCACCTACACTAACAAAATCAGCTATTAAAGTTTGAACACTAAATCTAATCCATGAGGTGTTTTCAGGTATTTCAAAATCAACATTATCCCAAGCTATTTTATCAGCACTAACTCCTGTGAAGTTTGCTAAAAAATAACTTTGGATATTTTTTCTTATTGATTCAAAGCTCATTTAACAATCCCATATTCTCGATTGCTTTTTGTTTAATTATTTCACAAGCAGAAATCATTTCACTACATTTCATTGCTGCTTGTGTAAATCCTACATCATAAGCTCCATCTTTATCATTTACTCTAATGATAATGACTTTATTATAATCTCCGTTTTCATATTGCTCTAAAGCATTTTCTAATGCATCTTTTGGTGACCACATAGTTGCATCTTTTTTTTCTAAAGCTAATTGAATAATATGACTCATTTTACATTCTTCGCTAGTTCTACTGAATTTTGTACATAAGCAATTGGTGCTTGTTTAGAGTGACCATCATTTAATCTTCCGATATAAGGTAAATTATTTGATATATAGATTGTTTCCTCTTTAACACTATTAACTTTATTTATTCCTTGGGTAATAGTACTTCCACCAGACTTATCAAAACTGTTTTCATTTGCGCTTCTGATAGGCCCATTTATTCCTACTAACCAATTTGCCCTAGCTCTTCCCGTATCAACAGGAGTTGCTAAAACCACATATTGTAATATCGCCAAAGCCACTTTTCTTTTATTATCAGTTATTACTCTGATAATTTCACCTTTAGCTTTTTCTATTGCTATATCTGTTTCACTCATTTTCTTATTTGTAATTCGTAATAGACATTAGTTGAACCAGGTGATATGTCTTTTATATTTATGATAGAAAATCTTTCATTGTTTATTTCAACAAAATCTGTTCTTTTAGGTTTTTGTTGAAGTGTTGCAGTTATCAATTTTATATCATCTTTCTTTATTGTTTCACCATCAATATCTTTTGTGTTATAATTGAATCTAACACCTTTACTATTGACTGTTGATTCAGTATTGGTTATAGAATTAGTTGATGGATTATAGCTACCTAGTGTTACATATACTAATACAATATCTAAACCGTCTTTGTTTATCAATCTCTTAGCAGTATTCTGTAAAGATACATAGTTAACCATTATGTCCTCACTAATTTTACAGAGTTACCTCCATTTCTATAAACATATAAATCTGATAACAATTTAGATATTTTAGGATATTGATTAGAAATAGGTGCACCAGATTGATACTCTACTTCTATCTCACCTACCTTTTCTCTTTTAATATAGTTAGAATTAGAAATTGTAGGTGATAAGTCTTCAGTTAAACTTAGTAAAGCTAATTCAGCAACAGCGTTCTTAATCTTTACAGGTACCGAATTGCTAACATCTCTGCCTTGGGAATCGTGAGCGTTTGTTCTTGGCCAGTTCAAAGCTTGTGATAAAGATTTGATTGTACCAACCCATGCAAATGATTCGTCAAGATAGTTCGTAGCTTTTCTTAAAGCAGCTTCTTTTACAGAATTAGAACCTGTCCAAGCACTATTCAATAAAGTTGTGTGATATGTATCAGCATCTGCCACACTCAAATAGCTATTTGAGTTAGATAAACCTGTTCCATCTTCAACTATTAAAGCCATTATAGTTCCTCAGCAGACTCACTCAAAGCCTTAATTACAGCAACTCGTTTATCTTTAAGATTCATTTTATCAAAGTCTTTAACTTTAATATCTTGTTCTTTTAACAAATCTTCTAACATTTTAGAAGTCATGTTGTTAATTGATTCTTCGGTAATATCACCTTCCAACTCAATTTTCTTATTAGTTTCTGCAACTTCAGGAAGCCATTCAGCTTTACCTTCAGGCGCTTCACCAATACATTCGTAATTGCCTGATGCTAAAATCTCTTTAGCATCAACAGGATGAACAGAAATAATTTGCCCTGTCTCAATTGATTTTAGTTTAATTTTAGCATCAGACATATGAACCTCTTTTTATTACGCAGGATTTGTATCCAGTTTTGTTAGGAATGCAACATAGTTAACACCTGTAGCGATAGTACCTGCAACAATAGTATTTAAGCGCATATAACGATAGATAGTGTTATTAATAACGTTATTGATAGGTACAATATAACGACCTTCAACATTATTAACAGTTGCGGCACCGAGCATAGGTGTGGCATGGCCAAGATAAAGTACTTGTCCTGCAGCAATTCCTGATGCGAAAGTCGCTGAGTTAGAATACTCAGCGATAATCGTATAAAGCTCATCGCCTGTTGCTACTTCAACTGCGCTAGCATCGATGATTAAATCGGCACGCATTTTTGCTGTACCTAAGTCCAAGATTCTGTTTGCTGAGGCTACTTGCGCAACAGCTGATGCAGCAACAAGACCTGCGTCTTTAAGTTGAAGTAGTGAATCGAAAATGCGACCACCTACGTTTGGTCCTTCTGTAGCAATTGGCATGATATTCTCCTTTTAATATAAATAATTATGCTACGACAGCTAAGTCACCAATGTGACGAAGACGTGCTGCTGCTCGACCTTTGAAAATTGCCATACCAGCATACCATTCAACACGAGTACGCATTGCTGGTTTGGTTTGCAATTCACCAAGGTCACGTGCATCAATACCACCGTTCTGAATACCTGATACCCCGTCACTACCCATTGATACGCAATAGATAGATGTAGCTGTTGCTGTACCTGATGAAGCAGCTTCAGTGAAGGGAAGAATATCAGCATAAAGGTTGTCTTTATCAGCAATCAAGATTGGCAAGTCGTTGTATTTTGTAATAGGACGACCGAATCCATCAACTTGGTATGTAATATATCCACCCACAGAACCGTTACGAGCAGCTTGAGTCAAACGACGCTTCATTGTTTTGTTCATAATAAGATGGGTAGGGTCATCAACAAGATCAATAAGTTCATCGAGTTTGGAAAGACTTAGCGCTGCACCGTTTGCTGTTGAACCTGCAGAGATAAGTTGGTCACCAGTAATACGCGCTTGAAGTCCTGTCATTTCACGTGGGTCAACGGTATTATCACCTTTTAGGAATGAAAGAGTCCAACGTCCAGCAAGAGCTTTAATTTTCATTGCTTCTTCAGTTGAACGACGTGACATACCCATTGTATCAAGAATAAACTTGTCTACATCAAGGTCACCGCCGACGATAGAAAGGACTTCTGTCACAGGATTAATAATACCTGTGCTTTCTGTATATCCTTCGTTAACACCACGAAAACCTACACCCGGAAGAGTTTCTTCACGGTTGTACTTAAGTGCGTTACCTCCAATACTTTCGAAAGGTAAGAATTGAAGAATGTCAGATGAACGTGCGTACAATTCAATGATAGCTGAACGAACAACATCTCCTGATGCGGCTTTTGCTGCTTCGACTAATGTAATAGCCATTTTTAGACTCCATGATTATAATATATGATTATTTTGGAGATATGGCCCTTAGCCGAGGGCATCCTAGATGCTATAAATATCTATCCTTAGATTAAGTGTACATTAAAAGATTTGTATTGTACATAACTATTTTTTCTACACTAGACCCCATTTGTCTAGTAGATAATCTGCAACTTGACTAGCTTCACTATTTGTTAACGCTCTATTGTAACCTACTATTTCACCTAATGGACCATCTAATCTGTCACCTCCGGATACAGCTTGACGACCTGTAGCAGCACTAGTTATAGTTACGTTATTGGCATATCCAACCCCTGTTGCAATAATTGCCCCGTCCCAACCAATAGATAAATCTGCTCCGTTACGACGAGCCATAAGAACATGTGGATTTGTATTCGGAGTTATTGAACCGTCAAGCGTTATACCTGTACCAGAATTAACATTGTTGGCAAATCGGACACGAGCATTGCCCGATTGCCAATGAACAATTAATCTTGATTGATTTGCTGCTGTTGTTCCACTTAATAATGTACGAGTAGTAGAATTTCCACCTGCTACATCACTAGCAAACATCCAGAATAATGTATAGTCATTGTTACCTAATGCTTCAAATGCTTCTGAGTGGAATAGTTCTGATGTGCTACCATTGAAGTCGAATACGTTCTTACTATCAATGGTACGAGTTCCTGTACCTATTGATGCAACACTTTGCGGGTTATTCCCTGCCGTGCTTTTATCAGTAATAGTTGTTACTATTCCAGCTAGTTCGGTAAAACTAGCAGCATCGGAAGCATCAATCCATAAATTTAGGCCACTAATTTCTGTCGGTGAAGTGATTAATGCTGTCGGTGTAGCTGTAGCTGATGATGAGTTAGGACCTTCACCTATACTGTTTACCCCAGATACCACAACTTCGAATACGGTTCCATTTACTATATCTCCGTTTTCAATAACAATTGTGTTTGACGTTGAGGTCCCATCACTAAAAGTAGTATAAGCACCTGTAGTTCCGTTCACTCTATATTTTGCTTTAAAGTCAGTATAAGCAACATTACCATTAAATCCTGGTGTAAAGTTTACAGTTATTTTACCGTTGCCCCCTACACAGTTTACAATTGTAGGTGCATCAGGAATTGTGTACTCAAGCAAATCAACAGGTGTAAAGTCTGGAATAGTATACTCTTCACCTAACCAATTAACCATTTTAGCTATAGTATTATAATCTATATCGTCTGGACTAGCTATCATTGCCATATAATATAAGTTTTCGTTAATAGGTCTATGTGCTTGTGCGGCATTAAATACTGTCCAAGGATTACCTGTTTTTGTGGTTGCTGTTGGTAAAATTCCTTTTGTACCAGCAATAGCTTTTTGCACAGTTCTTGGCTCATTTATTCCGAACCACCCAACAGGTGTGCTAGCATCAGCAGGATTATAATCAACAAGCATAACCATGACTTGCTTTTTATCATATTCAAAGCGATGACCCATTATGTCAGTTTCACTTCCTAGATAAGTGCCCAATACCATTTCTGATTTACCGTCAGCCCATTGTGCTTGAACAGTTCCGGTTCCTGCACCAGAGAATGTGATTTTATTTGTTCCTACTAATGCGTCAACTAACGTTGTGTGCAAAGTACATGTTCCGGAAGCTGGATTCGGCCTATTTACATAATAGATTGTTCCCTCTGTCAATCCGCTAGGTAAAGACGACCCTACTGGTACCCAGAACTTTATCTTATCGCCAGTTGCTCCAACAAAAGAATTACAATTTCCGTTAGAACCACCAGAAGTGACAAAGTTTGTAGTATTATAATTTCCTGCTTCATATGTCGGTGAAAGCCTTGGAGAAAGAGAATTTCCACCGTTATTTAATGGCTCAATCCACTCTACAAGGAAATTACCACGTTGTAATGAACCTGGCATTGAAGGTACATAGATTGTGAAACCACCGGAACCCGTGCCTGTTATATCGACTATATTAGTATTGTTAGTTGCATCAGATGCTGTTGGATGCAGTGTAATTGTTGACCCACTTACTCTAACATAATATGTTGTTGACGAATCAAGTCCTGTTGGAAGTGTAGCACTTGGCATTGCTTGCAATTTAACAGGTTGCGCAGTAGAAAATCTTACAGTTGATTCGTCATCAATACTTAAATTAATAGTTATAACATTTGTTGTGGTGTTTACCCTTGTAGAATCAGACGTCTGCTTCACATACTGTCTTGTATCTGATTCACTTATACTACAAAGAGCGATAATTGCAAGTGTACGTTTTTCACTTACAATAGCATTACCTGCTACTTTATTAGCTAAAACTTGTAATTGTGTACCATAAGGAGTTTGGCTAGACCCACTATAATCAATTTTATTAATTTCTCTTGATTCAAAATACATGTCTCCATCCCCATCTGTTTTTAATGGGAAATGTGCATTTCTGTTATTATCAGCATTTGTCGGAAACATGCCAAATAATCCGGACTTCAAATCCTCAATGAAGCTAACACTAGGCACAATAGTTGATACTGTGTGTGTTCCTGAACCTGTGTCACTTATAGTTAATGGGTATAATCCTTCATAGTATCTTTGTGCAAACAAGACATTTTCTTTAGTAATAGCAGATTGTAAGAAAGTGCCTATATCTGATTCTGTAGCATAAGGAAATATCTTATATCCCCCTCCTGATGCGGCACTTAAAAGATAAGGTGTATCTGCAACCAGTGGCGCTGGTAAAGTTCCTGTAGAACTAAAATATACAGGACATGCTTGACCTAATTGTGAAAAACTACTTGAAGATGCAACAGGAGGATAACCTGTTGCAGCAGAAAAGTCAGGACTTGGTGTGACAGTTGTAGTTATCTTATTGTTTGCTACATCAGCTATAAATGCACTTGTAAATGTTGATATTGTGTTTTCATCCGAATCTGCTCTATAAATTGCAAACACAATGTCAGAATCCTTAGGATCTAAGATTGTGGAATCTCCACCACCCGATCTTGAAGAATTGTTACTATTGTGAAAAATAGTATTCATTAAAGCAGGAAGATTGAGAACCATTTACTTCTTTCCTTGTGTCCGTGCATGTGTCAAACGTTCAGTAGGATGCATCTTCATAAGTTCTTCGTTACTCTTGCCACCAGCACCAGAAGAACCACCTGCACCGCCACCACTATTATTTGCTGCAGCAACATAATTTTTACCTGTATCAGTCTGTGCCCATTCTGTCACAAAGCTAACAAGGTCTTTATCACCTACTTTAGCAACATTATCAACATCGTCAATATCAATCTTATTCTCTGAACGAAGTAATGCTTTCACAGCAGGAATATGATTTTTAGAAATGTTTGCTTTGATTAAAGCATCGTTAAGGTTATTTTCAATTACTGTCTTAGTAAGACGTCCTGCTAATTCTGTTTTAGAATTGCGTTCGTCATCTAATTCTTTCTGAAGCTTCTTAGTTGCTTTTGCAATTTGTGCTTCAACATCTTCACCACCTTTACTTGATGCAATTTCTTCTTCAAGTTCAGTCATTTTGGTGGTAAAAGTTTCATTGTCTTTTTTAAGTTTTTTGTTTGCAACCAGTAGGTCAGCATTTTTGGTTTTCAGCCCGGTTAATGCTTCATGGTCCTCGACCATATCTGCTAATAGTTTTTTACCTGCAGCATCTTCTTGCAGAAACTTTTTTACTTCTTCGATATTCATATCAACTCCTTAAGTTGCTTTAGTGTTAGTGGGTTACCGGATTGGTCTAGTAGTTGTCTTAATGTTATTTTTCCTTGTAGGAAAAGTTCTGCTTTTCCTTTACCCAAAGTTTCTTCAACAAAAGCTTTATCTTGCTTTTTCAAAAAATCTTCAAATGTTGTTTTACCTGAAACAGGACCATCAACAGATGCTCTTGTTCCTAAGTCTAAATTAACACCTTCTATTTCAGGAATTAAAGTGCTACGACAATTCCAGTGAATAGGTGGTACTTGGAATGCTAAATTATGACCTATAGGCTTTTTAGTTTTTGCATCCCATCTTTTACCATCTCTTACAATACAAACATCAGAAGTCCTAGAATCTAATGTTGCTACATGTCTGTAAGAGGTGATTAAATCATTATTCTCTTCAAGGGCCTCAAATCTAGCTTGATTAGAAGCAGTTTGCACTGAAGAACGTACTAATGCCTCTGCTTCATTTCTTGCAACATTCATTATCCCATTGGTGTAATTAAAAGCTCTAGTACCTCTTATTCTTTTAATTATATCATTATTAGTTTCACCTAATAACACTCCTGTTCTAACTTGGTCTTCAAATGCTTGTCTTAACTTTGTATCCTGTCTCGACCACCATTCTTCACTAGGAGCACCTGCTATCAGTGAATTTTTAACTAGAGATATAACTTTCTCTATAGGTAAAACAGCTGTGGTTGTTAATGCTACAGACTCTAAAGTCTTTATCATTTTACTGGATTCAATAGAAACAAGTTCTGTTAAATCTGAAGTCATACTTTCATTAATTGATTGATAAGTTTCACTTATCAACTGTTTAACTTCTGCAAATAAAGACTTTAGTCTAGTTTGAGCCAAGTTATCTTCATTTGTTAGTTTCGACACTATTTCTTTTTCTAATGCATTCAACTGTTTTAATACTGATTGACGAATACTTGCATCCACCCTCAATAAGTAGAGTTGTGTTTTGGTTATCGTGTCGAATATCGTATCACTCATTGTGGTTGTTGTACACTGTTAAAATTACCACCCATAGGTCCTGATACATCAATTTCTGATTTTATCATCTCAGGTGTTCTTTGTGAATCAATAACCTCACCTTTTTGAAGAATTTGAATAAAGTCAGAAAATGCCATACCACCTGCTTGATAAACTTGGAATGATGCAAGCAAGTCTTGTGAAGACATTTTAGATGGCACAAAGTCTTTATTGATCAAGTAGCCAACTTCACCTTGGACATTAGCCCACGCTATCAAGATTTGTAATGCTTTTTCGATACTAGACTCAATTGCATATGCTATCGATGCTAGTACTGAATTTTCACCTTGTCTTTTGATTGAATGAGTGTCTGCTGCTTCAATAGTGTTTGTGTCAGGTGCTAACATTCTAGCACCGAGTGTCACCATCTGTTGTTCTTTCTTTTCTAACCTTTTCTCCAATGCACCAAGTCCTGTACCTGTAAATTCCAGGTAATGTGCTTTAGCATTCTCTTCAGAAAATACCCATGCATTAGCTGAACCGATTTTAAGTGGCTCCCCACCTTCTGGTATACTGTGTCCCGTCACAACGGCTGTAGGGAGGCCTGTAAAGTGTGCACCATGTTCTAAATCTGCGGTTGTTCTATAGTGTGATAGGTTTACATTGACAAGGTCAATGATTGGTGGTTTTTCAATCTCATAAGTTATGCCTTTAGGACCTAATCGGAAGAAAGGAATGAAGTTCATTCGTTGCCCGTTCATTAACGGATAAACTTCTTTCTCTTGTTTGAAGGTCTTCTGATCATCTTCTAATGAATAGACACGCTGTCTATAGTGTCCTGTTTCAGGATCAAGGTCTAGTACTCTATAGTAAGTAACTTCTGAAACATTCAACTCTTCGTTCACATCTTCATGTGTTTCTTTCAATACAACTAGATGAAGATACTTCTGATTGTTGATTGTCTTAACTCTCCAGTTAAGTATATTCTCAACTGTATACTTAGCAAAGAAAGGACGAATGTTCTGTGCTTGTGCTTGTGCTTGTGTTATCTCAATACCATCTTCCACAACAACTTCTGGATGCTCAACAAGTAAGCCGAATCCGCCGGTTATCTCTATTTCTTCTGCTATATTCTCAACAAATGTAGTTAGAGAGTTGCCGTTTAAGTCAATGTCGTCTAACCATGGGATGATTGCTGTTGGCACTTTAACAATAGGATCTTTCCTAAATATAAGGCCGGTCATTGCATCGACTGTGCGTTGTGTGGCATTATAGAACAACGCGCGTGTGACGTAAGCCCAATACTCTTCATCTGTTTGTCCTGATAGGCGTGGTAAGTATAGTTGTCCTTGTAAATGGATACGCTCTTGGCCTTCAACACAATGCCGACACTTTTCCCAGATAGGAAGATAGTAATTATAGTCAGACCTCGTGGTATTTATAGCCATTTTATTCTCTGATATGTTTTAATTACTATAATAATGTAGTTTGATTTGTTTGTACACTCTATAATTATAAACCTTGTAATTTTATTTTAGCCAATTCTTTCTTAACAATCGGGAACTCCATGTGGATAAGGTAGCCTAGGGCATCTGTCATATGATCAAGTCCTATGGATTTATCAGGTATGGATGTACCGTCTTTATAAGTAAGACCATCTAAGCATTTTATAAGGCTTTTACACTTCTTAGGATTGATAAACAGTCTTCTTTGGCCTTTAGCATTTTGACATAATGCATTCACCTCATTAATACGGTCGACAACAGGGGGTGCTTTGTTCGGTGCTAAGACTTGATAACCATACCCTTTAATGATAGTGAAATCAGTTTGACCAACTGGTGCAGAAGTCTTTCTAGATTTACCAGATGGATCTGGACAGATGATAATTTTCCTTGAAGGATAACGATTCTTAATCTCCTCACACATCTCTTCCGTATTACCGTTAACTATCTCAATCTCATCAAAGATGTGTAGTTGATTAGTGACACGAGAACCGATAACAGCAGACATAGGATTAACGTTAAAGTCCATACCCATATAGATAGTTTCACCTACATCCTCAACACCAAGGTCTGTGTTGTTATTCCTGTCAAATGCTGAATAGACAGTATTGGATAGTGTTTGGAATGATGCCTCAAATTCCTGTATATACTGCTTATGACTTAAAGTCTCTTTAGCATACTCTAGCTCTTGTTGTGTTACGTTCCCACCTTGTGCGGTTGTATATGTGAATGCACTCCAGTTAGGTGCAGTTTGTGCATAAGCATAAAGGTCATAGAACCAGTTGTACCCTTTCGGTGTACCAATGAATAAGCCTTTGCCTTGCTTATCGGTCAAGGCTGGATAGATTACTTTGAACCAGGTCTGTTCTGTAATATCTGCTACTTCGTCGAATACAACAAAGTCTAATCCCTTACCTCGTAAGGAATCAGGATTATCTGCACCTTTCAGCACGATCTTAGAGTTAAAACCTTTAAGTGTGATTGACAACTCAGCTTCATTCTTTGAAGCTATCATATGTGGTGGTACAGCTTCTTTCAACTCTTCCCAGACAAGTTCTTTCGCCATTCTGTACGTAGGTGCGATATACCATATAAGTGCTTTAGTACGCGACTGAGCCTCGTACAGACATTCGGTTACACCTAGTATGGTTTTACCAAATCGGCGTCCAGCGACCACCACGCGGAACCTGGATTGATCCAGAAATATTCTACGTTGTGGTTTAGTCAGACCTCGTATATCGTAGTCAGGATGATGGCTTCTAACATGTTCTAATAGAGCTGTTGCCATAGTGCGTCGTTAGAAATCTTCCAATTCGTCTTGGAAGTCCACAGCCAATTGGCTTCGTGAAGGTACGAACGGAGGAATGACCGTGACTTCACCAGAATTGACAATTGCCATTGGCATTTTCTCATGGATATAAGGAGCTGCTGCTTTAGCCGCTTCTAGGCGTAGGCCTGCAGTTGCACCACTGTGATTCACAATGTCCATCATAAACTCCAGGGGAGTTTTCTGTCCTCTTGCTTTAATCTTTTCTAATTCTGATAAGAGTTTATCTTTTTTCATATAGATAATCTGATGATTTTAATTATGGGAAGTTTTTCAAATTATACTATATACTAAGTGGATTTAGTTTGTACATAACTTTTTATATCTTGAAATGTTTTTCATAAATTTGCTTTATTCTTTGTAAGTCTGGGTGTTGATGGATCCATAGACCTGTAAAAGGGTTGAATTGGAATTTGAAGAAATTATCAAGTTGTCTTGAACCAGTTGTTAGAGAGGGGTCGACCTTCATACATTCTTTGTCGAAAGTTTTATCATCAACCAATGAGTCATTTTCTATCTCATACGCGTATGCCCACACGGACAGTAGAATACGTCGTCTTCTTTCTATTTCTATCTTTGTTCCCCAGATTTTCATTGTGTTTATCCTTTTTATGTTAGGCTTTTATCAGGTAGTTTTATATTAGGGTTTGATTAGGATTATTTAGAGAAAGGTTATTTTTCTCCGGAAATTTTATTTAGAGAATGCTCAAATTTCTCCGGAAATTTTATTTAGAGAATGCTCAAATTTCTCCAAAATTAAGGATTGGTGGTCAGATAGGCTGAAAAAACTAGGGGCCCCTCGGCCCCTAATATTCACCTAACGACGCCATTAGGCCCTGTTATATTAGAATATAATTAGGGCACCATTCTACCATGTATGAAAGGGTTTGTACATAGAAAAATGCATTATTTTCATTTTTTAGGGGCCTAATGGCACCGTTTATAAAAAAAATTAACGTACCAATGATTTATTGTTATAAAACAATATGTTACACCAGGTATTAGTTGAGCCATTAGGCCCTGTTTTAATGTTCCATTTATTTATATAAACCAATGTGTTGGGGCGGGTATTATAGGCATTTGCCCAAATTTTTAAATTACTATATCCTATTAAAAAAAAAAAAAA